GTCAGCCCGTGTGCCTCTGGCACGATCGGGATCGTCAGGAACTTTGCACGCCGCGCGGTGATTGTCCCGCCGGTGACTTTGTGCGAGAATCCGATGGCACCTTTACTGCGCAGTGTCACGCCTGATCCGCTAGCGCCCATGATCGACCACGAGCCTGCTACTTTTCGCCACCACTGCGTTTTCTTGCGTCCCGGTCCATGTGTCGGGAGCGATGGGTTTTCCCAAAGCCTTGAGCCGTTCGAGTTATAGTATTTCTCGACGACTTCCAGAGCATCCTGCGCTCCAGTCATCACAGCGATCTTTCGCACCGATGCCGATTGCAATCGGATCATGGATGCTTTGACTGGATCAAGCCCTGTCGCCGTGATGGTGATTTTCATAGTTCGCGCTCCAGTGATTTGATGATTGCCGCGCCGATCTCATTCTCCAGCGATGTTTCAAGCGCTCGTTTGTCGAGTAGGAAAAACAACTGAGGAATGCGATCGATGACCTGCTGAACCTCGATCTGAAATGCCCCGGCGGTCATGGTGTAACTCTTGTCGATCAGGTCGGCGAAGATCTGATCCACCGGCGAGAGCCATTGCCCCGCGACCTCACGCATCTGCTCATTTGTCATTCTCGATCTGTTTGAGCTTTGCGTTTGCCCACTCTCTGCCAGCATCGCCGCCCCAGCCGTTCCATGCTTGCCAGCCCTTGCCTTTCTCATCCCATGTCTCGCCTTTTTTGTCGATCTCATGGCGAGCGAAGAATGACACCATGCGCTTCACTGTCTCCGCGGATAGCTCGGAACGGTTGGAAATGTCCCTTGCCCTTGCGATGCCCACTGAGGTCATACCGCGCTCCGATGCTGGCTTCTGCCGGCGAATCTCAAGCGCGTCCTGCGCTGCCTTCGCCATGTCCTCGGTCGGTCTAAAATCGATGTCAGCGCGTGCCGCCTCGGTGACCTCTGGCAACAATGGGAGCGGATCTTCGACCTCGCCGAATAGTGCCTCGCCCTCTTGTGGTTCTTCGACTCCGAGTTCATTGTAGATCCACTTATTCGAGACTGGCAGCCCGATGTCCTTGGTCACGATCTTGATGCGCTCAGCGATTGCTTTCTCATCCTTCGGTTTTGGAATGACGATTTCAGCATAAGGCATATCCTCGCTGGCGATTCCTGCGCCGTAATTCATACGAACGATTGATGGAATCAACTGTGTCGTGACTACCTGCCCGATCCATGTCGCGACCGCTTGTAGAATGTCGCCGCGAACCGTTGCATGAACATCGCCAAGCGCTCGGCTTCCGCTGCTGGCCACGTCTGTGGTCAATGTCTGACCCAGCATGAGAATATCACACGCTTTGTCTGACTCGTTCATCAGCGCGACCTGTGGCAGCGATTCACCGCCCTTAATGCCGTCCATGATGGAGAACTTTACCCCGGGTCCTGTGACCGCATAGCCGCTGGTGCCGATGTTCTCCAGCATTTCCTGCGCCTTCATCATTGCTTCATCGCTGCCGTCCGTCTCAGCGTGTCGCCAAGGGATCGAGTAGAGCTGCGCGTATTGCATGAACCAGCCGAGTCCGTAAATCGCACCGAGCCAGAACTTCGTGAGCGCGCGGAGGTTTGCCGAATGGATCGGATGACAGCCGCCTTGCTGCCAGATGGCGATCAGGAACTTGTCAGGTGGGAAGTCGATGAGCGTGTCATAGTTGACGCCGTTCGGTGCCATCATGAGCCTGTCGATCTCGTTCGATGCCGATGGATAGGCGAGGTATTTCGCTGGAACTGGAGCGTAGCACCGCGGTGAGACGATGCCGTTCTCGGTGTGCCAGATGATTTCCACCACGCTGATTCCCTTGGCGTAGGCGTCGATCAGCGCACGCATCATGCCCTTCGTATCGAGTTCCCAATGGCTCGGACGTGGTGCATACGATTCAAGCGCTCGTTCGACTGTCTCGTAGATTTGCAATGCCTGCGGTGTTGGCTCCTCGGCGCCTTCGCGAATACCTGGCTTCACCTCGATCTGCAATGACGTGACGTTGCCGGCGATCTCATTGATGCACTTACGCAGACGCGACCAAGAATCAACCATCATGCGGAACAGTCGATCTTGATCCTCCAGCTTGCCGGTGCGCACGTTGCGTAGAATGCTGCGCACTTGCTCTGGCGTCACATTAGCAAGGTCATAGTCCTGCGTGCGGTAGGAAGCTGGCAAAGGCGCTACGATGCCCTTTCGTTCGTCTGCGGTCATGGTGAGCATGGCAATAGCACGCAATGCAGCCAATGGCAAGCTCAAATTTACAAGGTAGATGTAACCGTTAAATTATCCCTGTGGCTTTTTTTGCATAATCAATGATTTTCTCTAACGTGGCAATGCTGAATTGTGATCCTTTAGGAAAGCGTATTTCATTGTTAGAAGTGATTCCCCAATTTATTGGTCCTTGCACCTCTTCTGGCATGTTTAATTCCCCCCTCAATTCCGCAAGTGATTTTTTACCAAAATTTCGAGCCTTACCGCCTTGCGCGATAAATTCTAACGCTTGACTTTTGGTGTAAACGCGAGCGTTACTTAGTCCGTTCTGTGTCCTTATGCTAAGATTCATTTGCCAACTTGTTGCGAGTCGGACAAGAGGAAAAACCATTGCATGCAAAGAGTCTCTATCTACATCCATTATTTTGCAAATATCATCCCAATAATAATTATCAGCAAACATTTGAAATGCTTCGTGCTGCTTGTCACTAAATAACCCATTAGGGTCAATTTCTTTTCTTTCTGGTAGTTTTAGTTTCATTGCGGCGCAACAATCACTTGTTTTTTTGCAAGCGTCAACAATAAAATCACAAAGCGTTGAAACCTCGGACCGTTCGACTGGCGAAAGTGTTCCGCGATGTGGTAACCGATGCCGCGCCTGTCATGGCTCCGGTGATACGACTGCCGAGTGCAATGCAAGCAAGCAATGCGTCTGCTCGGTCTGGTGACTTCATGCTTTTCGCTGCCATCTTTTCCTTGGATTCGACGCGGAGCTTGCCGGTTTCGTTCCATTCGCTTTTCCGCGTGGTGATCTGTGAGAAGGTGGTCGGGTCGAGTTCTCCGACATGAATTCGTCCACGCTCGATCTCGCGACTGGCAACGTGCCAGACCTGTGCGATGAGGTTCGCATATTCGTCCTTGTCGCTCGCTGGTTTGCCTCCGTGGAAGCGGTTGATATGCCAGCCCATTTCCGCGAACTGGTCACAGAAGCCGGTGCCGAGTCCGTCAGCGTCACCCCATATCTGACCGGCGGTGAGTCCTTCCGTTTGAAACATCTGTATGAATTCCCGCGCCGCCTGCACTGTGTCCCGTTCCTGCCATGCTCGAACGATGCGTGCGTGATTCCCGCGGCGAATTGCCAGAACGTTTTCATCCCGTCCCGCGGCGAAGTCACAGAACGCGATGATCTCACCGTGAGCGTTCGGCTTCGGCTGTGCGTCGAGTGCATTGCGCAGCAGATCGGGAGCGAGAACCAAGCGGTCGAAGTCCTCGGTGAACTCGGCGAGGTGCTTTGATCGGTAGAGCGGGTGAGATTCGCCATATTTGATTCGATCCAGTTCTCGCTTCTCCGCGCTGATGTGAGCGCAGTCTGTCGATGGCACCCGGATCGTCTTGTAGAGGCTGGAGTTCTTGTGGAAGCTGTCGTAGAACTGACCGCGCGGCGCCCCCGGTGACGAAACCCAAAGCTCCATTTTGCGCGTGCATCGGTCGAACGCTTCGAAGATTGAGTCTGGCACCGTCTTGGCTTCGTCAATGATGAGGAATACTGGATCCACATCGCCTCCGATCTTCGGGTGATGCCCTTCCGCTCTCCCCGGATTGTCGGTGCTGAATCCGAACGCGTAGCCGCCCTCGGGTGTGCGCAATTCCTCCGACATGAAGCGCCAGTGTGGGAAGCGGTGCTGATAGACTTTGACGGCGCCCCAGAGCTGCTTCTCGATCTGCATCCACGAGCCGCTGGTGAAGATGCACTGACCGCGCGGGAACTCATGCAGGAACCAGAGAACAAGCGGAGCCACCAGTCGTGCAGTCTTGCCACTGCCGTTTGCTGCGACCACGCTGGTCGGCTGCTCCATCGCGACCGACTCCATGGCTTCACATTGCCAGAGGTATGGCGTGATGCCGAGAACCCGGACGCAGAACTCGGTCGGACTCATTTCTTGGCGTTTGCCCGTGCAATTTCAACGAGGGCAGAAAGGTTCTTGTCCTGCTCAGTGGATAGTGGAAGCTGCATCACCGGCGTGCCGTCTGGACCGCTGATCTCTTGCTTGTCCGACTGTCCGAGCATATTCTTGCCGAGGAAGATGAGCATGGAAACATTGCCAGCGAGTGCCACCTCGATCTGCTTTTTACGCAGTCGGGTTTTCCCATTCTCACGCCCTTTTGTGATAACATCGGAAAAACGGTCAGTGAGCGTGTCCACCGAACATCCCACGATTGCCGCGATTTCCTTGTTTGGACAGCCGATGCCTGCGAGCTTTTCGACAAGATCACCGTCGATCTCTAGCTTCGGTCTGCCGCCTTTGTTTGGTTTCTCACTCATAGGTCATCAGATTGGAGCGCGGAGGTCAGACTTGCACTGCCCTCTCCCTGCTGGATGCAAGGCGCATCGACTGCGATGCTTTCCGCGCGTTTTGGTTTGCCGAGATACATTCCCGCGCCGCGACGCTCAATTTCACTAAACGGTAAAATCGAAACTGTCAAGCGTGATTTTGCGGCAGGGTTCAAAAAATAGATGTAGCGGAGCTGGAAGCCAGGGAGCGGTTTCCATCCAGCGTCTGAGAATTGCTTCATGGATGCACCGCCCGTTTCTTTTGATCCCATTTCAGCGGCTAGTTCTCGACGTATGTTTCCTCCTCCGTTTTTGCCCTTCATGGTCATAGATGAGCGTGAGACAACTTTGCGAGCTTGCGCTTGTTCTTGCTTGCTTCTCCCGTCGGTTAGCGACATTCGGGAAAATTTTTCACCGGATGGAGCTTCCCATATCTGCGTGTTCTCTTTGATCCCAGACAGCACAAACCCGCTTGCTCGGTAGATTGTCCCGTCGCCGCATTGCGTGCCGTCCGCAAAGCTCACCACCCATTCAATATGAGGATACGTCTTTCGAATCAATCGCATCGCCACAGCAATCGCCCTGCTTTCGGAATTACGAGGAAGCCAGTCCGCAAACGCCATGCGGTTTAGTTCCAAGAATCCGTTCCATCCCGTATTTTCAACTAGACCTTGAATTTTACGCTTGTCGAGCGACGGTCCGAACTGCATTGCGCCGCCGCATTTTCCATCAAGAAAGACGCCAAAATGCAACTGCGAGTTTTGCACCACCTTCCCCGAGTAATGGCACGACTTCACAATCCGCGCGGCGTCCTGCGAGCTGATCGGCTTTACGATGATTTCTTTTGCGCTCATGCTCGGTTGAATGATTGACAGATGAAAGCTAGTGCGTTGCCGTTGCTGTTTTCGTTCACGGCTGACTCGCCATGTCCCATGCTTTTTGCTTTTGCGATTGCCGCTTGCACGTCCTCGGCTTGCTCGTCGTGGACAGTGAATGTCATTTGCTGAAACGGTTGTTTGTCGCCATCCGCTAGTTCTGGCATCCCAGCTTCTTCCACATCGAACTGCCCTAGCTCCTCATCGGTGAATCCTGTCAGGTTCAAATCAAAATCCAACTCCCGCAAGTCTGCCAGTTCCAATGACAGCATCGTTTCATCCCATCCGCTGTTCAGTGCCAGCTTGTTGTCGGCGATGACGTAAGCCTTGCGCTGCGTCTCTGTGAGGTGATCGAGCCTGATGCACGGCACCTCGGTGAGTCCGAGCTTCTGCGCTGCCATGATGCGACCATGACCGGCGATGATTCCGTTCTCTGCGTCGATCAGCACGGGATTGGTGAAGCCGAACTCGCGGATCGAACCTGCGATCTGCGCCACCTGTGCCTCGCTATGGGTTCTGCTGTTGCGTGCGTAGGGAATCAGTTTCCCTGTTTCTATCTGCTCTATTTTCGGTTTGTTCTTCATGACGTAGTTTTCTATTGACGTGTTTTTCTCTGTTGGTAAAATCTTGGTTATCACATCCTCAGTGCCTGTTTGAGCGCGTCGAGTGTTGGTTTGCCGTCTCTGCCGATTGCTTGCGGTCCGAGACGGTCGGTGATCGTCTGCCGTGCCTCGTTTGCCAGTTCGGGCGTGAGGTCGTCAATGTTCGCATCGACCCCAGCATTGAATTGCTTTCCGAGGTCAACGCCGAATTGAGCGACGTTCGGAGCTTTAACTCGTTCGCCTTTTCGGACCAGACCGCGGCGCTCGGCTTCGGCTCGTTTGACTGGCTCTTGGATCATGTAGCTATTGAAGCCGAACGGACCCCACGGAACGTCGAAGCCGCCGATGTCCGCTGCGTTTTGGAACTGCCAGTATGCGAAGTCATCCCATCGTCTCACGTCTCCCTCGGCTTCGACATGGCGCTGCCGCTTGATGCGCGCACCTGGTCGTCGAACGAAGCGTGCCGCGGGATTGAGATTGAGCCAGTCCTCATTGCGCATTCTGCCCTGCCATTGTGCGAACGTCGATGCTTGCTCAAGATTGGTGTTGTAAATCAGTTGTAAGCGAGCGTTTGAAATCACGTTGGTGATTTTGGTGTCCTTGTAGTCTGCCGGCGTTGCCAGTCCCTCCTGAATCAAAAACTCTGCCGACTTCTCGCGGAACTTGGCGAGTCCTGTCTCTTTGTAGGCTGTCACGATCTCGCCCGTGTTGACGTCCACGATCTCCTCTGTGGCGTCCGCTTGCCAATCCAGCAACATGTTCCGCATCTTGTTGAGAACGCGCGCTGAGGTCACTGTGGCGCTGAAAAACGAACGATTGCGGATTGCCGGTGCCATCGCTGACCACTCACGCCATCGGAACCACGAAGGCGTCACTTTGCGCCGTGAGAGGTTTTCGATTGCTTGAAGGAATGAGTTCATCTCGTTGATTCTGCGCTGGTCAGTTCGGCGATTGCTCGCTTTCCTGCTGCGGTCAGGTGGTATGTCGAAGGTCTGCCAGCTCGCTTTGCGATGTAGCCCTTTTGCGTCAGGCTCCAGAGCTTGTTGTTGACAAAAACCAAGCTTGCTTTGGCTTGCGTGGCGATTTCGCGCATAGTTTTCCCATCGGTGATGACGAAGATTTGCGCTTCGCTGATCCCGATGCCAAGCATGTAGAGTTTGCTAACAATGGCATGAACCGTGGTAGTGGTCACGGAATCAACATACAGAAATCTGAGCGGTTGGCAAGCGTGAAATCGGATCGAGTTCGCCCCTGCTCCTCGCGCCTGAACATGCGGGAGCAGAGGCGTTAGTTCCCGTCCATCACTCGATGGGGAGATTGTTGATTGCCGCTTGCACGGC